AGGACAGGGGCTGAGACAGTTAGGATCTGGAGTGACCAGGTCCCCAGGATACATCTCATAGGCAGGACTGCCACAGATGTCCGGGACACCATGGTAGAGGGTCCAGCCGGGATCCTTGCTGTCCACCCTGATCGCAGCCGTCCAAAGTATGAACCATCCAAAAAAAGACTGACCTGGCCAAATGGGTGCATAGCCCAGCTGTTCTCAGCTGATGAGCCGGATCTCCTCCGGGGTCCACAGTGCTATAAGCTATGGGCTGATGAGGTCGCTGCCTGGCAGTATGCCCAGGAAGCCTGGGACATGGCCATGATGGGGCTCAGGCTGGGTGACAGGCCACAGGCCCTTGTGACTACCACTCCCAGGCCCATCCCTATGATCAAAGAGCTAGTTAAGGATCCGGACAACATCATTACAACAGGATCCACCTATGAGAACCAGCAGAACCTGGCTGATGCCTTTTTCAAGAAAGTCATATCCAAGTATGAGGGGACCCGCCTGGGAAAGCAGGAGCTCTATGCTGAGATCCTGGAGGACATTGAGGGAGCACTGTGGACCCAGAATCTGATAGAGAAAGCCCTGGTCCAGAAAGCACCGGGAGACTTTGTCAGGATAGTGGTGGCCATAGATCCAGCTGTGACCAGCAATAAGGACAGTGATGAGACCGGGATCATAGTGGCCGGGATCTGTGAGGATGGTCGCTGCTATATCATTGAGGATCTCTCAGGACAATACACTCCCACTGAATGGGCTGGGAGGGCCATAGATGCCTATAATCGGCATAAAGCAGATGCAGTGGTAGGAGAGGTCAACAATGGAGGAGATCTCATAGAGACGGTCCTGAGAACGCTCCAGGGAGATGTCCACTATATCAAAGTCCATGCCTCCAGGGGGAAAGTAACAAGAGCGGAGCCAGTGGTGGCTCTGTACGAACAGCATAAAGTCAAACATCTGGGGAGCCATCCACAACTGGAGACCCAGATGACCACATGGGCAGCAAAAGAGGGAGAGAAAAGCCCTGACCGGGTGGATGCCATGGTCTGGGCTGTAACGGAATTAATGTTAGATAATGATACCTTTTTTGTCGTATGAGCAATGATGGAAATTTCCTGACACGGACGCTACAGAAAGCGATAGACCGGAGGATAGAAAAAGCCTGGCTGCCATTCGGGAGCGGGATGACAGATGCCCTGATGGGAGCGGGAGCTCCGGTCTGGCTCAGTAACAATAAGGAAAACCTGGTGGAGAAAGGATTCATGATGAATCCATCCGTTTATATGATTGTGAGCTGGATCACCAGGCAAGCCTCCCAGATCCCCTGGGTACTTTATGAGGTCAAGGATGACAAGGCTCTCCGGAGATATAAGAGCATGGACCCCAATGACTGGGCAAACACCAGGATTATGGAGCGGAAAGCCCTGGAGGAGATCTCTGGCCACCAGGTCCAGGATGTCTGGGCACACCCTAACGAGCTCCAGGGAACCAGTGAGTTTATTGAGCAGTGGCTGGGCTTTAAGCTGATAACCGGGGACACTTACCTCCATGGTAGGGGACCGGAGACAGGACCGAATCAGGGAAACTTTCTGGCTTTTGATGTCCTCCCGGCACACCTGATAGGGATCAAGTATGGGAACCGGATGGAGCCCGTCTCCCACTATTACTGGCTGGGAGCCCCTAACTCCAGGATGGATCCTGAGACCATCCTCCACTCAAAGTTTTGGAGCCCTCTACCTTTGAACAGGGGAGGGCTGCATGGGATGAGTCCTCTCCAGGCTGCCTCCCGGCTGATCACCAGGAACAATGACAGTATCACAGCCTCAGTCAAGAGCCTACAAAACATGGGAGCCATAGGGATGCTTTCCCGCTATGTGGGGACACCAGGGGAGAAAGGGCTGACAGCTGAACAGGCTCAGCTGATTGAAAAGAAATACTATGAGAAATTTGGGGGGGCCAGCAATGCCGGGAAAATCATGGTAACAGGAGCAGCCGTCAAGTGGCAGCAGATGGGAATGAGCCCGGTGGATCTGAAGATCCTGGAGCAGGAGCAGAAAGATCTAAGGGATCTATGTGGGGTCTACAACCTACAGAGTCAGTTATTCAATGACCCTGAGAATAAGACCTATAATAACATGAAAGAGGCTGTAGTGGCCGGGCTTACCCAGTGTGTGATCCCTAACCTGAGACAGCTAAGAGACCAGCTAAACAGTTTCTGGATCCAGCCCCTGGGGGAAAGAGAGGGCAAAAAACTGTGGTTCGATCTGGATACACAGGCCATCCCGGAGCTACAGAAAAACTTTAAGGAGATGCTGGACTGGCTGGATAAAGCCTCCATGCTGACCCTTAATGAACAGAGGGAGGTCCTGGACTATGAGCCTCTCCCGGATCCAGGCATGGATAAGGTCTGGATGGATGGGGGAAAGGTGACACCCGAACAGGCCATGATGGACACAGGAGAGGTGGATAAATACCTGGATAGCACCAAACTATAAATACAATGAAATGGGCAGCAAAAAAAAGAAAAGTAAGAACAGAGGAGGACCGCATCAGATGGGTGGCCTATGTCACAAACTCCAGGATCATGCTAAAGAAAGCCCTGGGGGATGAGACTTATGACATAGGTGCGGTCACAGCATTTAAAAACTAAGATGACTGAGAGACAGAGGAGACAGCACTGGAGGACTATCCAGGCCCAGAGGGACCGGATAGCAGTCAGGATGATCCCATCCTGGAAAAGGGCACTGATGGCCCAGATCCAGCCTGTGCTCTCTGAGATCTCTGAGGCCACTGTCAGGGACATGGAGCAGCGGATCCCTAGCCTGATCCAGGGGGACCAGGTGGAGGAGGCCCTCTGGAAGAACATAGAGACAGCCGGGGTCTACTTTGCTAAAAAGACTTTCAAGGCTGCGGAGAAAGCAGCACCAGCCGGGAGGATCCTAAAGGCTGAGATCCCCACAGATGAGCAGTGGAAAAACTTTGTCCGCTATAAGCTGGAGAGGCTGGCCGGGAACCGGATCACAGCCATCACTGACAGCTCCAGGGACCTGGCTATCCGGATAGTCAAGGACACCCTGGCAGAGGGGGCAAAGGAGGGCATGGGGACCAGCCAGCTCTCAGTCCTGCTCAGGGATAACATGAAAGAAAAGTGGGGAGATTTCAGCACCTACAGAGCTGCCAGGATAGCCAGGACAGAGACCACCATGGCCAGCAACCTGGGGAGCCTGACCGGGGCACAGCAGACCGGGGAGCCCATGCTAAAGGTATGGCTCTCCACCAGGGACTCCAGGACCAGGGGACCCAGGAGACCGAACCGCTCCAGATACGACCACTATGACAAATACCCTGCCGGGCCTGATGGGGAAAAGAGGGAACTAAATGAGCCATTTACAAAGACCGGGGAGGAGCTGATGCACCCTGGGGCCTACAGCGGATCCGCTGGGAATGTGATCCATTGTAGATGCACCATGATATATGAGCCTAAGATCCAGGATGAGCAAGGGGTCATCCCCCCACCAGAGAGGACCCCACCCAAGCCTCCGGTGATTCCAAAGCCACCCAAGCCTCCCACTCCACCACCGCCAGCCACCCCATCCAGAGCTCAGCTGGTCAAGGAGGCAAAAGAGAAACTTTCTAAGCTGGAGAATAAGACAGCCAAAGCCCAGTTTAAAGTAGAGGATCTGACCGATGCCTATAACAACAAATCAGGGGAGGTCCACTCTCTGAGCATGAAGATAGGGGAGGCCAGGAGGGCCGGGGATGAGGTCCTGGTAGGCAAGCTGGAGCCTGAGCTCAATCTACTGCTAAGGGAACTGGATGAGATAGAAAAGCAATATAATAAGGCTTTTAATGAATATAAGAAGATCCTAAAGGTAGGATATGCTGACGAGGTGACAAAGATCCTGAGCCTGGATAATGGGACCAATATAGAGCTGGAGGAGCTCCGGAATGTGAGGGCCAGCACAAATAAAGGATATATCACAGCAGCAGGAGCCAGGAGAGCCGGGGAGGCAGCGGAGACCTATAGCAGGGTGATGGGGAACGTAGATCCCAAGTATGGAAACACCTCCCATAAGGTATTCAGCTCCGGGGCAAACAAGACAGCCTTTGCTACAAATAACACAGCCTTTGTCTTTAAGAACAGCGATACAGCCACCCTCTGCCATGAGCTGGGGCACTGCTTTGAGGAGGGGTCTGAGTTCATGAGAAAGAAGGTCCGGGACTTTTTGGAGATGAGATGTTCCGGGGAAAAGCTAAAGAGGATCTACAAAGGAGATAGAGGCTTCGGAGTGGAGCTGGGATGGGAGGATAAGTTCATGAATCACTATACTGGTAAGCTATATAACAGAGCCTCAGAGGGGGCCCTATTTAGCAGGGAGCTGGTGGATAATGCTTATGGCTCTGAGGTCTTTTCCATGTGGTGGACCCATGTCATGAGGGATCCTGCCTATTTTGTCCAGACGGATCCGGAATTTTTTGAGTTTTTCTATAACGCAATTTTAGAGATGCAGGGAGTGATATGATAGTTACATTTAAGTTATATGACCACGCTGTGATCATGGAGGATGGAGGACCCGTCCAATGCCAGGATGAGAGGACCAGGTACTTTCTGGAGAGGCTGATGGCGGTTAATGCCAGGCAGCCAGAGGATCCATCTCCCATCATAGCTGTGCTGGATCTCCTGGGAGATGATGCAAAGGATCTGATATATGAACCTGATAATACAATTTACTGATGAGAACAACAATTCTAACAATCGGACTGCTCCTGGATGGAAGACATAAGATTTAAAGTTAAACCTCAAAAATTAATGATTATGAAAAAAGTAGTATTAATGCTTGTGATTGCTCTGGCAGGAGCGGGACTCTTTGGCCAGACGCTGGAGACCTGGAATGAGTCTGTGCTCAGGCCCAGAAAAATGATCTGGAACCTCAACCGGGCTCCCTATGCCTGGCTGCAATTCAATGAGTCAGCAGCCATCTCTGTGGCAGCAGAGGATACCTGGTACACCGTCAGCCAGGGGGATAGCCTCTGGAATAACGGGACAACCTCTAACATGACCCTGACCAATGACAGCCTATATGTCACTGTGGACGGGTCCTATATCTTTGACCTATCCCTGAGCTATGCTGCTACAGCGGATGATACTATTCACATAGGGGTCAAAAAGAATAGCACCGTTTACCAGGGGCCAAGGGCTGTCAGCATTGGAGCGGAGGTCATTACAAACTCCTTTAGCGGAGTGCTCCCTAACCTTGACAGCGGGGACACACTGATCATCCAGATCCAGAACAGCAATAACACAGATAACCCTACTGTGGTGGATGGATCTGCTGTTTTCAGATTGATAGGATACGATTGATCACTAAACCAGGAGGAGAGATGAAGCTAATTTATAAAGATATTGATCCACTGATCAAGGATGTGGACACTAAGAGCGGAGTGGTGGAGGGCTATTTCTCTACCTGGGGAAACGGACAGACTGACTCCCATGGGGATGAGATGATGAGGGGAGCCTTTAAAAAGTCCCTCCAGGAGAATGGCCCGGATTCCAGGATCCCTAAGATCTTCCACCTGTGGCAGCATGACAGCAGATATCCCCTGGCCAGATTCCAGGGAGAGGATAACGTCATCAAAGAGGATGACACCGGGCTCTTTTTCCGGAGCAGGGTCTCCCGGACCAGCTATGGCCGGGATGTCCTCCAGCTCTATCAGGACAAAGTTATCAACCAGCACAGTGTGGGGATAGCTATAGTTAAAACAGAGAGGGCTGGGGACAACCACCAGAAGCTCCTGGAGGTGAAACTATGGGAGGGCTCTACTGTTACCTGGGGGGCGAACCAGGATACACCCACAGTCTCAGTCAAGGATGAGGATCCTCAGATCCAGGCTAAGAAATTCCAGGAAAGGATTGAGCTGTTGACAAAAAGCCTCAGGGATGGATCCTACACTGATGAAACTTTTGTATTATTAGAACTGAACTTAAAGCAGATCCAGGCCCACTATGAGGCACTGATAAGCAAGATCCAGCCGGGAGATCCACTGGATCAGCCAGGTCAGCCGTCAGATAGAAAGAAAGTGACCCTGGAGCTGAAAATCTAAGAACCAATAAAAAACAAGTGACATGAAAAAAAATTATTTCTATTTGACATCCCTCATCATGATGGTCATCTCTGTGGTGGCCTACTTTGTAGGGGGAGCGGAGGCAGCCGGGATGACCCTGGCCATGTCTGCCGGGCTGACTGTAGATGAACAGGTGGCCGAAAAACTAAAGACCCAGCTGGAAAGCCTGGGCACACAGATTGACTCCAGGCTGGACCAGATCTCTGAGGTGGCCAAAACTCATGGAGCGGATGCAGCCCAGAAGATGGTCAAGGATGCAAAGGAGGCTCTGGAGGCCCAGATCTCCAAGTTTAATGATACCCATGGGGAGCTCCAAAAGAGGCTGGATCTGATTGAGACCAAGGCAGGAAAATTCGACCAGGTGATGAACAGGAAATCCATGGCAGATGCCTTTATGCAGAAATTCTCTGATGAGGGAGTAAAAGAGGGCTACAGGGGAACCATCCAGTTTACTCCGGATGACTTTGTGGGAGTAGAGAGGACCAAGGCAGATGATATGACTGCCTCCAATACTTTCACCAATAATGTCCCTGGATATGAGCACCTCCCTGAGATTCATTTCGATCCTGACCGGAGAGCAAGGATCCGGGACCTGGTCCTCCAGGGAACCACCAACGCCACCGCTGTTGAGTATGTCCGGGAGACCGCTTTTAGTGATGCTACGGATGTGACCGCTGAGGGGGCTGAGTTTAAGCAGAGTGATTTTGACCTGACCGCCTACACAGCGAATGTGAGGAAGATCACCAGCTATGTGCTGCTCTCTGAGGAGATGCTGGAGGATGTTGCTGGCATGACCAGTTATATCCTGGCCAGGCTCCCATCCAAGCTGAACAAGGATGAGGATACCCAGATCCTGGCTGGAGCCGGGACCGGACAGAACCTCTCCGGGCTGGTAACGAACGCCACCGCCTACAGTGATGCACTGGCAGACAGTAACATCACTAAAATTGATGTGGTAGCTGATGCTATCCGCCAAGTGGTGGATGATGAGTATCAGCCCAGCTGGGTGGTCCTGCATCCCACTGATGTCTTTGGGATGGCTATGGCTAAGGATTCCACTGGACGCTATATCCTCCCCTGGCTGATGCAGATGGGATCCATGCTCCAAATCGCTGGTGTACCCATTGTGATGACCACAGCCCAGACTGCCGGGACATTCCTGGTGGGCTCCAGGGAGTCAGCTCAGGTATTCTTTAAGAAGGAGCTCTCTGTGGAGTTCAGCAACCAGAGTGAGGACAATTTCATCAAGGGGATGGTAACTGTGAGGGCACAGAAAAGACTTGCCCTGGCTATCTACAGGCCCACAGCTCTTCTGACCGGGACCTTTACTGTAGCACTGGCCCAGGGATCCGCTTAATGGTAGTAGTTTTAGGTAGTAGTGTTTTTGGTTAAACATGGGGGAGGGCTGGGAGCCATCCCGGCTCTCCCTTTTTAAATCTACACAGATGCCCATCAGCAGCCATGCAGTGATCCCATACATAGTCCAGGAGTTTGAGCTGAGAAAACCCAAGCGGATCCTGGATATAGGCATAGGCCATGGGATCTATGGAGCCCTGCTCCGCAACTATGAGGAAATCCTGACCGGAGGACCCTGTGACATCCATGGGGTGGAAGCCTGGCCAGACTATGAGGGACCTATGTGGCAGTGCTATGACCGGATCATGATGGGGGACATAAGGACCCTGGAGATCCCTTTTAGCTATGACATGATCATCATGGCTGATGTCATTGAGCATATGAGCCTAAAAGAGGCCCATATCTGCATTGAAAAGCTAAAGACATACCTAACTACCACCGGAGTCCTGATCATCTCTACACCCGCTATTTTTCTCCGTCAGGGAGCCTATAAGGGCAACCCTTATGAGCAGCACCGCTGCCTCTTTGGCCCGGATATGTTTTTACAGCACCAGATGATTCCAGTCAGGCCACCCAAGGCCACCACGTTTGGGGAGCTGATGCTGATCTATAAATACAAAAATCAGGAGGTAATATAATGAGAATATTTTGCCATGTACATGGATACCCACCAAACCACAATGCAGGAGCGGAGTGGATGCTCCACCATATGCTGAAATGGCTACAGGCCAGGGGTCATCAGGTCCTGGTCTCTGTCCCGGATCCGGGAGCGGAGGAGTTTGAGGGGATCCCCATCATAAAGGAGTATCAGCGAGTCCACATTAAGGAGAGATACCGCTGGGCTGATATCATCATCTCCCATCTGAACAGGCATGGGAAAGTGATCAATAACATCCGCTCAGTGGATAAGCCAGCCCTATTCCTGATGCACAATACCCATCACTATGCCAGTATAGACCAGATAGCCCATCGGTCTGTCCTGTGCTTTAATAGTAAATATACCCAGTCAGTCCCCTACTATAAGGGCCGGGAGAGCGTTATTGTCTATCCTCCATGCCCGGTGGACTATTACAAGTCCAAGGCCGGGGGGAGGCACTGCATCACACTGATTAACCATAATGAGGTCAAGGGAGCGGAGATCTTCTTTAAGCTGGCTAAGAAATTTCCAAAGTATAAGTTTCTGGCAGTGAAAGGGGACTACTATCACCAGATCCGGGATGAGGAGGCTGAGAATGTTCAGTATATGGAGAACAGCCCCAGCATCCAGAAAGTCTACCAAAAGACAAAGATCCTGCTGATGCCATCGGTCTATGAAAGTTTCGGGAGGACAGCCATAGAGGCAGCAGCCTCAGGGATCCCCACCCTGGCAGCTCCCACCCCTGGGCTGAAAGAGTCCCTGGGTAAGGCTGGGAATTATGCAGACACCGCTGACCTGGGAGCCTGGGAGGAGGCCCTGGAGAAACTGATGGAGGATGAAGCACACTACAAAGAGCGGAGCTCAGCGGCCAAGGAAAGAGCTGCGGAGCTGGAGACTCTGATAGATCCACAGATGGAGAAACTGATGGACCTGATGCAGAGAGCTATTGACTATAAGGCTAAGATGCCCAGGATATCATGATGGTAAAAGCTCTCAGACAGTTCAGTTATAAGGGGGCTGTGGTCAATCCAGGGGATATCCTGGAGCTATCAAAGGAGATGGCTATGAGTTTGGAAAATACCGGGATGGTCCTGATCATGACGGTCCCAGAAAACCGGATAAGAAAATGATAGACCCGGAAATCAGAATAGATTCAGAGGGGCCTAACGAGCCTATAACTGTGGAGGATGTCAAGTCCTGGGGAAAGTATGAGGGGACCCATGAGGACAACATCATAGCCCAGGTCATCAGATCCTGTAGGCAGCTCCAGGAGCAGTGGACCGGGAGATCTTTCCTGGGAAAAACAATGACCATTAACTGGAGGGAGCAGCGGGACTATTCCATAGATCTCCCCATGGGTCCCACCAGGAGTATCACCTCCATTAAACGGGTCTATGAGGATGGGACCCTATCTGATGCACTGGTGGAGAGCACAGACTATTATATCACAGGGATGGACTTTAAGACCATTAACCTGTATAAGAGATGGCAGTCAGCTGGTAAGATAGTCACCGGGCTCAGGGTGGTCCAGGTGGTGGGCCATGGAGATGCTTCCGGACAGGTTCCCTTACCCCACCCTATCCGGGAGGCCCTGCTCAGGCACGTTATCACTGACCTGGATATGAGGGATGACCTGGAGGTCTACAACTCAATCCTGTATGACTGGACAAAGGAGGCACTGGCACCCTATAGAATTGGAAATTTATGGCTCTAAGACGTAGAGGAGATGGGTCCCTGGTAAGGGCCGGGGACATGAGGTGGAGGCTTTCTCTGAAAGCCCCAGGATCCACCAGTGATGGCCAGGGGGGAAAGCTGGCCGGGACACTGACTGAGGTGGCCAAGATCTGGGGTAATGTGATTCCCCTGTCAGTCAATAGGGCTCTGGCTTTTGGGATCACCATGGTTAATAAGCCCCAGGAGATAGACATGAGGCTGGAGGATGGGATCACTATCACTGAGGACCATGTCCTGGAGATAGTGGACACCGGACAGATCCTCTATGTTCACTCAGTCATAGATGTGGACAAGAGGCAGAACAGATATAGGGTGGTGACAGTAGAAAAGAGATAATGGATATCAAAATAGAAATACCAGCAGAGGAGCTGGCCAGAGCCAGGAGGGCCATCCAGGACCACAATCAGGATGTGGAGGATGGGCTCCACAGGCTGGTGGTCAGAACCACCTACAGGGTCTCTGCCAATGCCAAGAGGAACGCTCCATCTAAGTTCGGGAAACTCAGGCAGAGCATCACTGAAAAATTCAGCAAGCTGACCGGGGAGGTGGCTGTGAATGTGGATTATGCCGGGGCTGTGGAGTTTGGATCTAAGCCTCATATCATCAGGCCAAAGAAAAAGAAAGCCCTGGCCTTTAAGCCGGGGGGAGGCTTTAAGTTTTGGGATGAGTCTGGCCGGGTGGTGGTCAAATGGGTGAAGCACCCAGGGACAGATCCCCAGCCCTACCTGACCCCAGCTGTGGAGCAGGAGGCTCCTAATTTTACAGAGAGCATTAAAAAACTAATAGAGGATACCACACAATGAAAGATCCTACTCATGTACTGGTCCAGGCTCTATATAATGAGCTAAATGGGAATGTCAGCTATTCCGGGAGCACTATTCCGGTCTATACCAGGATAGTGGAGTGGGATGACCTGGTCAACAGCTCCACCCTGTTTGCGGCTGTCATCCAGCTGGCTGGGATCCGTATGACAGAGATAGGGCCAAAGGACCGCTACATGGTAGAGGGATCCGGGGAAATCTATGTGGATACCTACTTTACAGGAAAGGATGAGGGGTCTCAGGTCCCAGTCAATGCCATCAGCAGCTCTATCTGCCAGCTGATAGATAAGGAGATGACCCTCTCAGGCTACAGCCATACGGTGGGGAGGATCCAGGACCTGGAGCTCCTGGAGTATGATCTGGATGATGGGGGCGCAATGTTCAGAAAAACAATAACATATCAATTTATAATAGAGGAGCTATGACAAAAGAAAAGAAATTAAATGAGGTCCTGTATGGTCGCAAGGCTGAGTACGGATCCGCTCTCAGTGACAGCAAGCTGAGGGCTCAGGAGGCTGCTGAGAAAAAGAAAGTAGCCAAGGAAAGAAAGTCCAAGGATGCCAGGGAGCTGGTAAAAGCCAAGGTCCTGAAGCCCTTTGGAGGCCACAAAAAGGGAGACATCATCCTGGTCCATGAGCGTAAGCTCAGACAGTCAGCCAGGGATGTCCGGAATGGATACTATAAGAAAGCATAATTTTCACACTTAAAAACAGATTAAGATGAGCGTACAAAAAGGAGATGTCCTGGTCATCCTGGTAGGAGGGGACCAGATTGGAGGACTGCTCAGCAACTCATTTAATGCAGCTGCTGACATGATTGAGATCACCACAAAAGACTCCGGGGGAGCAAAAGAATATACCCCTGGGGAGTATGGATGGGGGATGAGCTTTGAAAGCCTGTATGATCCGGCAGCCACTGAGGGATTCAGTGAGGCCCTGGGGTATGTCCAGGGGGGAACCTCTCTG